TTTTGTACTCGGCACTGGTGCCACGTAGTAGATCGGATACTTTAAGTGTTTCATAAAGCTGTGACAAAGCTGTTTGACGAGCGGCCTGTAATGTTCCAAGCGCCTCTACAAACGGTGCAATAGGCATAAACTCAATGCTGTTTTGCAATCCACCACGAGCCTTATAAGACGGCCAGTTAATCGTCGGCACCATCTTTAAGTCACCAATCATTAGCTGTTCGATCTGGCTACCAATAGCGGAATCGTAAGTTGCGTTTGTTCTGATAGCCTGAGTAACCGCATGAATACGGGTAGTCATTCTCTCAATTTCAAGAATCTGGTCTTTAACGTGAGAATAGTCTGATACTGGAATAACCGAGTCTGGGTCTTGGCTTTGAGCGATAACAACACAAGGATAGAACTTCTCAAATTCTATAGGTGGCTCTGACTCCATAAGGAGCGACTTCTCGCCAGTCATTTGGATCCAGTAAACTTGCCCAGACTCGTAGCACCAAATCTCGTAAACCTCTGCCTTGCCCTCGTACTTTTCTCTGTCACGATTGAAGTCTTTCTTTATGGCCTCTGGAAAGCTGTCAAACTTTAGTTTGTTGCCTACATCTTCACCAAAAAGCTCTACTGCTTGCCCACGATTCAGGTAAGCCCTACGTCCACGCCATTCTACTTCTGACTCGTTACGAGCATCAGAACAAATGTAGTCATTGTATTGAACCGTCTCTAAGATTGCTCGCTCATCCTCTTTAACCTCAACATCCATCGGAACAATTAAAGTGTTACCAGGGCCAGCGGTAAGGATATCAGTAGGCCCTTCATAGGTTTCATTGTCAGAATCAACTAAAGTACCGTCTGGATTTTGAAACAATACCATCTCTTGCTTTTGCACTTCTGACTCAAAAGCATATCTTGCCCATAAAACAGCTTGGCCGGTAAGAAGGAATTGCAGAGCTGCCGTGTAGCCAACCTGATCAAAGTTAAACTCCATATCCATCTGGTACTGGATGTTTCGCTCTAAGATAACAGCGGAAGCCTCATGCAAGGTGCCGCCTGAGCGTTTGCGTAATGTTACTTCAGCTTTGGGTGTAGAGGAGTAATAAGCTGGTAAAAGAGTGTTGACGCAGTACCACCACACGTTCAAACGACGCTCAGTATCACGCATGATACCAACATCTTTTTGAGCGTTATAAACACGGATAGACTCTTCAGCCGCAGTAATAAAGGTCTTTCGGCGCTCTAAGGCGAGGTTAATCTGACTCTTCCAATAGGCACCGGAGAAACGCTTGATAACTGATTCATCACTCATATTTTTGGCCTACTAGCTTGCTGCCGCATTTGCGCAATATACGCTTGTAACTTAATAACACCTCTGTTGAAGACTTCCGCAGGTTGTTCCCATTTGCTGTCAACCAATCTTGCCTTACACATATAGCGCAAAGCATCCATGCAATGGTCATCGCCTGCACTGTCGGCATCCTCTGGCTTCCGTTTGTCGATTGCCAAAGCGGGAAGGGTCTGGATGAGATACGGACATGTAGCAAAAATATACAGCAACGGTGGCTTATTAACCAACCTTTGTCTGATCTGCGACCAACCCGACAACCTATCATTGTCAGCCGCTCTAAACGGTGGGTGCTTATACTTTCCAAAAACTTGGGTAAGTTGGTCGTTAATACTTGGACCACCATCGTGTTTGAAAATAGACGGGTCAGCGTAGCCTAGTGGATTTTCCCCGACGGAGAGAGAAGCAATTCTATTTGCCTGTTCAACGTTATCGACTCCTTTGCCCCACAATTCTCTATAAATAACGATGCTTCCTTTGGGGTATGGGACTTCGTTACCGGAGTCATCCCTGCCAGAACTAACAGCACCCCATACAGCGGCAAAAGGACTACGAAAACCCCAATCATAACCAAGATACCTAGGCCAATGTTTAGGCACGTTAAAAGGACTAACGATATGCTTGCTACTGAACTCAGGAAAGTAACTACCTTCATGGATCTCAAAGTCTCCTTCTAGCCATGCTCTGACCAGCTCTGGCGAGCCAACCATATGCAATCGGTTAATGTACTCTGGGTCTTTAGCTAACAGTATTTGATTATCGTGTACTCTGGACGGGATATAAATGTAATCAAAGCCAGCACCGTTAGGCAGGTCTTTGCGCAAGAGCTTCATGCCTTTTGGCGATGGTCTAATAAACAGCTCTTTAAGCCATCCGTGACCTATACCGCCTGGGTTAAAGGTAAGGATAACTTGCCCACCACCCTTACCTCGTAACGCTCCGAATAGCTTCCAGATAGGTGCAGGGTCAGCGTAGTTACCCGCCTCCTCTACCGCACAATGACTAAGATTCTGCCCTTGATACTTTTCAGCATCAGAATCATCAGACAATGGCCTAAACCGTAATCTTCCACCATTAAGAAACGTAAACTGCTTTTTTTGGTCTTGCCAGTGAGCTTTAAGCGGTAAGTATATCTGCTTTGCTCGCTCAATAAGGTCATCCGCCTGGGGTAACTCTTTACGAAAGAAGATAGCGTTAAAATCATTGCCAAACTGTTCCTGCACTATAGCAAACTTACCCAAAACCCCATCAGTCTTACCGCCACCACGGGCACCGCCGTAGCCTATAAGGGTAATGGGGCAGTGTACTAGCGCGTCTTGCGGACCAGGTTGAGGAGCCCAGACAATTGTTTCATCAATTCGTCTATCCGCAAGATAATCATCCATGTTTTAGCTTTTGACAGTACGCCCAGAACTCTTCCCAGATAGCCGGGTTAGTCCGTGGGTCTATCTCTTCATCGCACTCGAGACACGTCTCAAACTCGCCTGGCTCAATGTCCTCATCAACCACTGCGACGGCACCACACTCAGGGCACTTAAAGTATCTCTCGGTCTGCTGAATCATACCCACCTGTCATCACCGCATTATCACCGTAAATCCGCTCTACACTACATGTAGGATTCTGGCAGTAAAAGTAAAAATCCTTACCATCCACAACGCTTACGGTACTGATGTGATTGCACCAAGGACAACGGCGGGTCTGTTCTGACTCATCTTTCATGCGATGCTCAATACCCATTATTCCTCCGGTGGTTTAGGTAGCGGCATCCATGCTAAAACTTCATAACTATTTGGTACGTCCCATCCCCGATGACCAAACCAAAACCTATCTACTTCTATTAAGCGATCTCTAAAATCTTTAATGCGAAACGCCAAAAGGTAATCATTTTCATCTTCCGGCAACCGATCCTTCACCGAGATCCACTGCGGCGCAGCGGCTTGGTAGCCAGCCCTATATCCTTCACAAGCGCATTGATTACATCGCTCACTTGCAGTCGGCAGGGTCTTCATCCACTTAATAGCTTGCTCGCTCAACTCTTGCGCTGATTGCATAACCTTTGCTATTTTTTGCAACTCTTCAGGTGTCTTAGTCATTTCTTCCACTCCTCTCCATGTTCACGATTCCAATACCAGTCGTACTCCTTATACGTAATCCGACTATACCTACAACTGTTCCACGTATTGCACTGCCAGCACTGTATATAAGGCTTCTCAGTCACACCAATCCCACGGTGCTCGCACTTCTTACAAACAAAACAGACCAATGTCGGCCGTCTGACGCTGTTAATCTTCGACTTAGCCACAAATCATGTACCGGAGCAGGAAACAGCAAAAACGCCCACCACTAACGAACCATTGGTCTATGTCTACATACTACACATCCTCATCTTTCGTCAGATACTTTTGTACAAATTCTTCCTTACTCATCGGCTTGGAACTAACCACAGCACGAATCTCACCAGTATGCTCAATCACCTGCTGCTCACTCCAACCCAACTTAGTCTTAAGCAAATGTAACAAAATAGGCGTATTCCCATTCATAGCCTCAGTAATCGCAACAGACGCTAAACCACGCTGCATCTCCGTCACACCACTCAAATAATCCTCTAGGTAATACTTCTCCAAAACATACACCGTCACCCTCGCAGCTATAGCCGCATTACCCTTCGACAACCCTAGCCTACCCAAATCACTAATCTGATGCGCCAAATCCTCATTACGCTGATGCTCCCTCGTGTGAGGCTTAGGCTGCATAATAGGCGGCAACACCTCTACATTCGATTCGTTTGTTTCATCACTCATAAACGTGTTTGATTGGTAGTAGGGGTAAAAAATTTGGGAGGGTGGATATATGTATAGTACCGGTACCTTTGCGTTTCCGATCTGAAACTAAAAAGAGAAACGTAGCTCTATTACAGAGATTACCTACCCAGATTTTCAATCGAAACAGGTACTTACGTTTTAGTTTATTAGTTTTCTGGTACTCGTAAAGTAAGGTGCCCATGTAACTATGCGATAACACGGAGTATTTCCATATACTCATCAGTTGTCATGCCGGACACGTTGAACAACACGACTATCTCGGCAGGGTGATACAGTTGTTTCTGTCTCTCACGATACCTAACGGAGTCAGGCTTGATGCCCAGCAAGGCCGCCATAGCGACTCTAGAGAGCCCCAACCGATGACGTATGGCCTGGTATAGGTTGCCTCGTTTAATGGGCAGGTTGTGCCTATAACCCTCTAAAATCCTAGGTTTGAGTTGCGCTTTATCAATTTCTAATTGGCTCACTGTATACCGCATACTTTGATAGTGCTGAAAGGCGTCTCGTTTGTCCACTAGAGTAAAGTGATACCCTCGTAACTTGCAGGATAGTTACGCTCAGTCAGATACGACGATGACTCATAGATTTTATTCAAAGTTATTTTCATTTATTCGTAAGTTTCTTTGAATACGTAGCTAACCCCTTAATCTTACTCACTGTAAATAATTATGAATCATTTCTTGACAGTGAAGCATCATATTCGTTACTATGTAAACATAGAGAGTGATTAACACTCGATGGAGATACGGACTATGAGCAAGAAAACAATCAAGATCGGTGACAAAGTTAGTTTCAAGCATGGCTTCGGTACTATCGTAGACAAGCGCAAAACTGCGTATGCGCATGAGTACGACATCAAACTAACCCTCGGTTATCAGATCGTCACAGAGAACGGCTACATCGACGATCAATCAAAAATCGGCACGATATACACAACTCAATACGCTCAACTTGATAACGACTAATTGGAGATACGGACTATGACAAATAAAGTGACAAGAATAATGATTCAAAATCAATTTATTAACCTATGCGACGCATTAGGTAAGCGAGTAGCCACGGACTACAACGATGTAGGCGCATGGAAGCTTGAT